ACAACATAACTGCACCTTCAAATGTAGTAACTCGTTTCATTTCTTTGTTAAAGTTGTTCCATTGGGTGGTGTAAAAACTTACTGTGTTTAGAAATTCAATTAAATTCATAGTCAAAATAGAATCCCATTGTTCACGTCTACCACTACAAATCTTATCTACGATTTCAAACCAGCTTTGTATCGGATTGCTTCTTGTTCCATTTCCTTCACCTTCGCTATCAAAAAGTCCTGTGTACTTTCCAACAACTTGGGATAAAGTTGAGAAAAAAAAAGCGAGTAAGTATTTGCAATGTCGTATGGCATCTGCAAAAATAGTTTACTCACATCTTCAAAATGCTTTGCAAGGTTTTTAACTTTTTTAGGTTTGCCAAATATGTTGACTTCGGTAGTTAGCATTGCCATAATTTTGTGCAGATTATTTACTATTTCATCGCCACTATATTGCTGCAAAGAAATAAAGTGTTGACCTTGCATTTCCGTTGCATTGGGAATCATTTTAAAACGTCTACCTTTTACCTTAAAAGTAAAACGCAAGTTTTCACGTGGTGTAATTTCTACGACTATCTCATTGAATCGTGCAAACAAATCTTTGACTGTCATTTCTTCTACATCGTCAATAATCTTATTGTCAACTATGCAGATAGTGTGAATGGCTTTTTCTAAAGGACTGTAATCCTCGATTTCTTTTAGTTCTTGTAATTGTTGTATTGTTATCATGAGAATGCAAATATACCTTTTCTGTTATGTTTTTTACAATCGTTTGCCAATGCCAAACTCATTACGCAGTCATCTGTTAAACCTGGTGGTGCTGAATACTTCACACCCGTTCGGGTATATTCGTATTCAATGTTCTCTAATTCGTACCCTATTGGGTATTCAGGAAATGTAATAGAATTTTGTTGTATTTCCATTACTAAACCTTCAATTAGTTGTTGTTTGCTTTGACTTGTAAATTTAAAACCTTTTATATTGGGTAAAAGTCGTTGTAGATTTTCTACAATAGGATCACCTACCCCCGTACTATCAATATGTGCTGGTGTTCTACCTACTATTTGTATAATCTTTTGTTGTGTTTGTTGCCAGTCGTTTTGAAATCTATCGGTATAACACACTTTATTTTGATTATCTAACCCAATTATGACAGTCCAATCCGTGTACTTTGCTAAATCTATTCCAAATGCAATTGGTGTACCAGTAGATAATGGTGCATAGCATTTACGAATATTGTCTAAACCGAATGGATTGCTATTGTCATCACCAGGTTCTGCAAGGTATAATTCTTTGAATACAAATTCGGGCAAATCTTTCTTTGCTTGTTCTATTTCTTCTACGTCAAGTATGCCTTCTTTTGCAGCATCGTATGCCGTTATCTTAAAAAATTTGTAATCTGCTTCACCTAACCTTGCACGTTCACCTAATTTGTAAAACCAATTCTTTTTGCCTTTGACGTTTCCAATCATTTTGCACTTGCCTTTGGTAGCAGTTAGTGTACTACGTAATGCATACCACGATTCTTCACGCATACGACTTGCTTCGTCAACTACTGCTGCGTAAACGTCATCACCATACAAATTGTCGGGTTTTTCCCCTGACTTAAATTCTATCCTTGCACCATTTGGTAGTATCAATGTCAATTTACTTTCGTTTGAAATAAAAAAGTCTTTTTCACTTACTTGTGATTTCATCCTACGAAATGCGATTTCCGCTTGTTGGTAAACGGGTGCAATCCACCAAACACTTTGATTGTCTTTTAATTGCAATGCTTGTTCAAAAATCCATATGATATGACTTGCCGTTTTACCACACTTGGTTGCTGCTGCCGTTATTGTGTAACGTTCTGGTGCATCAAGGATTGCTTGTTGGTAAGTCGTTAAAAATGGTCTTTGATAGTTTATTTGCATAGTTCTACAAGCATTTTATATCGTTGCTCATTGATGGTTTTTAAGTTGTGGTGTTTATTGCAGTAGTCTGTGTTTAATTGTCCACGTTCAATTGTGTTTTTCATATGCTTTAAATGTTGATACCAATTTTCAAAAGTATTTTGGCAAAGCAATACCCCACTATTTAATGCGTGAAAATTGTATGGTTTGACATCACTACAAATAATTGGCAATTGATATGCTGCTGCTTCTACTATTTTTAACTCCGATTTGTACTGGTTAAAATTATCTTCACGCAATGGTGCAATACAAAAGTCAAATAACGCATAAGATTGTCCGTACAGGTCTGCACGTGTACCTAATACAGTTTTAAACCATTCAGGTCGTTGGTCTAATCCTATACCCGTAATTGCTTTTTCGCAACTATGCCATTCAGTAGAATCACTATGATACCCACACATATAAAATTCAGCATCATAGTTTTCACAAAATCTTTTGACGGCATCACCTACACACTTCAAATCTTCTAAATGTGAAATACCACCAACCCATCCAACACGTAACTTGTCACCTTTTTGTTTTGGCAAGTTCCATTGCTCACCAGTTAAGTCCAATGCGTTTGGAAACGTGATTGTGTTTTCGTTAAACTCTTTTACCTTACTTGCTAAATGATTAGTTGAACAAGTTACAATATCTGCAAGTGCCATTGCATCTTTTACGCAATTCTTTATGACTTTCTTGTAAAACTTAAATGCTGGGTTTGAACGTGGTATTACCCAATAATCGTCAATATCGCATACTAACTTACACTTTGCCTTTAATATTGCCTCAAACACGTTGTATTGGTAAATTCCACACCATCTATTGAATACTACTGCATCGTATTGTGTGTAGTCGATGTTTATCCAATCCGTAGGGGTTTGCGAAACATCAACAATCATATCGTAATCCTGCTGCATTTTTGCATATGGGGTAAATAGTCTATGAAAACTTACCCCACTATTGTTATCCATTAAAATTAATATCTTCATCTGTAATCTATTTTGCTTATTGATGCTTCGTTTGTTTCGTATAATTGGTACATTCTATCTCTTTTATATTCGCTGAAATCATCATCCCAAATATTGTCTTTGAATTGGTCATAGTATTCTGTCCATTTGTGTAACATTGCATTGAATTTATCAATGTACTTTTTGGCATATTCATAATCCTTTGTAACAAATAGTTCAATTACAGAATAGTCCCCGTGTGAACCTTCGGAATAAAAAACGATATAATACTGCTCTTTACTCATTCGCCTGGCAATAATGGTATGTGCATCCAATATAATGGTTCTGCTTTAATTATTTCCGAATGTAATTCAACCCAATCGCCATCAGTATCGTAATAACAAATAGCTTGTTCACCAGTTCTATAAGTTACCAAGACACTTCTTTCATCACTTGGTTTTTGTTCACTTGCTAATCTCCAACTTGCTTTCATAACTTTAATCCTTCTTCTTGTAGTATTTCATATAACATATCTCGGGTTTTTTCAAATGCAGCATAGGTATCTGCACTTATTGTATCGGGTGCGTATTTAGTTTGTGCCCTTAACCATTGGTCAAGTTCCCACATTGCAGCCATCCATTTCGCACCATTGACTGCCAAATCAAAGTCTAATTGGTCATCAGGTAGATTGAATTTTAATATTGCTTCCATAGTAGTATTGTCAGTTTTGAACTGACATTAGAACGGCAAGTCATTCTTTGGTTTTGGTACTGCCACAAAATGAGTAGCTTTAGACTTCTCGTTTGGTTGCTTTAATTTGCCTAATCTTACTTTCACATCACCATACTGATTCTTTTCAAGTTTGCCCGTTGCAATTGCTTGGTTTAGTTTTTCAAGATTGATTGATACGTTCAAACCATATTGGTCTTCCCACGCATTGCCTAAATAAATTGTTTCCGTCATTTCAATTCATTTAAAAATTCAATCATCATATCACACGCTTCTTTGTAACCAATTTTCCAAGTTGTTTCTTCGGCACTGTCTTGTGATAATTCATTTTCTTCAATAACTTTCAACAACATCGTTGCGATAAGTTCATTTTTAATTGTTGTTTCCATATGTTTATTTGTTGTTTTTTTATAGTATTCGTAAATAATAATATTTATTGCTTTAGTTAATAATTTTGGGCTTGGCATTTCAATATCTTCACCCATTCGCCAGTCGTTGTAATAAGCCAAAATTATGATTGCTTCTTTTTCTGTCATTGCTTCAAGTTTAAAGTAATTGTAATCGGTTCGTCTGTTTTGATATTATTGTCAACTGTTTCTTTTGGTTTGCCGTGTACACGTGTTACCAAAGTTTCAATATTGTACAATGAATTTTTATCGTGTGACTTTACAAGTGAACCCGCAATAATTTGTTCTATGATTGTGTACTGACCAGTTTTGTCCTTGTCAATGCCTTCAAGTTCTTGCCTATTCATTGCACACATATTCATATACGTTTGGTTAATATCGTCTTTTGAATACCCCAATTCTTTTAGTTGGGTTACTATCTTTTTTGGTCTACCATTAGGGTTTCTAACTTCACCTTTTTGTATCGGTTTTAAATTCTCGTTATTCATATTGTTTCTTTTTTATCTCATTTTTTTTTAAATAAAAGTGACCAGGTTGTAGGCACTTCAATTTTGCTCAATAATTCGTAGTTGTGTAGTTCAAAAAATGCAATCCATTCGTGTTCTTGTTTTATGTTAATGTGTCCCCACTCTGCATCAAAATTTGTTGTGTGTGGTGTGCTGCTAAAATGAAAGTACTTGCATTCTATATTGTATAGCATTTTTTGTAGTTTGTAATCGTTTATGTGTTCCATTACTTCAATACAAGCTACTAAATCTGCTTTGATTTTTATATCTGTGATGTCGCATTTAACGTAAGTATTTGCGACATTGTGTAATGAAGCATAATCAAAGTGATGCCTATTTAAATCGTAGTAAGTTACGTGCTTGTCTAATTCTTTCATAGCAAGTGAATATGCACCTACACCACCACCTACATCAGCAAAAGTTTTAAATTCTACAAGTTCTGCTACTTTCTTTGCGGTTGATCTAAACATATTTACAAACTCTTCGTTGTCTAAACGTATTTGATTTGCCATTTCGTAATCGAAGCATTTCTTGTCATCCCATAAACCACCAAAACTATTTTCCATTGTACTTCATAAAATTTAAGTGTACTTCTTTTAGCATTGCTTTGTATATTTTCTTATCGCCATACATTACGTGATGACCACGACAAAGTGCCATTAAGTTTTCTATATTATCTTTTAATTTAGATCCACCCATACCACGTGCTTCAATATGATGTAAATCGACAGAACCACAACCACAAATTTCACATGGCATCCAATCACTTAAATCGTAACCGAAATAGTCCATATAAATCTTTGTGTGTTTTTGCATTACTTCTTTTTTCTTATCGGTTTAATCTTTTGTTCGTCATCTGCTAATTGTGCCAACTCCAATGCCTTTTGTTGCACATCGTCAATGGTTGGAATCTGCTGCTCCTTCATTGCCTTTGCACGAATGATTATAGAAGTAAAGTGTTCGATAAAACAACTACTACAACCGGGCATTGGGCTGCCCATTACTTCGTGATAAATTGTTTTTACTTTCAATGTTTCTTCCGGTGTCAATCTAAACACTTGTGTTTTTCTAAATGTGTGTAGATGGTGTTCTACTGATAAGATGTAATCTATTTGTTCGTGTGTCATAATTTCCATATTAAAGATGCAACCACATAACATATTGCTGCTGGTATAATTGCTAAAATTCCAAATTCAATGTTAAAATATCCAACTGCAATCCACCAAGACATACAACTTTCACAAGTGAATGGTTTTACTTTTATCTTTTGTGGTAGCATTGGTGTCACTACACTTGAAAATATAAAACCAAGTGAGGATATTCCTAAAATTTCAATTGCTATGTTCATTTGTTATTTCCGTATGTTTGTTTAATTAACCACTCCTTAAAAGACCAAGCATCTTCATTGTTTGTAATAATGCGATATTGTTGCCATTTTTTTTCAATATCTAAACGCATTTGCTCTTTCTCCATTTCTTTGGCTTGTTGTTTTAATTCTAAATATTCATTTACATCAATTACAATGTAAATTTGATTTAGACCTTCTGTTTCTTCAATGGCTTTTTCTTCAAGTTTTTGAATAAATAATTCCATTGCCGTTTGTTTTGTTTCGTTGCTCATTTGTTACCTCCGTATGTTTCGTTGTAGTATTGTTCTGGGGTCAAACTGCTACATTCGTGAAAATAAGTTCTTGCAGTTTCTTCTATCTGCTCCTTCTCCATTTCAAGTAAAGATTGTGCTAAATCAATAGCACTTTCAAATGCCATAACACCACCTTCAAGCATATAATTAGGCATACTGTCTGCATTTTTAATTATGTTTTCCTTTCTAACAATAAGTCCATTAATTAAATTTTGCAGTGTTGTCTGTTGTTTATCTTTCATATTCATTATTTATTTGTTCTTTGATTTCTTTGATTACACGTAACACTTCACGTAATGAGATTTTTGTTTGTCTATGGATAGATCGTGCTGAATTACCATTTGACCATTGAGTAAATATTTCTCTTTCGTACCATTGGTTTTTGCTGACTACCTTTTCAATCGTGGTTAACTGGTTCTCTTTTGTTATTTTGTCTTCTAAACTATCTACTTCTACTAAATCTAAACTATGTACATCGTACTCGCCAATTGTCGCAAATAGTCTGTTAAATGCTTGACGTGGGCTTTTAGTTTGATTGAACATAACTTTAACGCAAAAGTATTTTAAATATCCGTTTTTGTTTAAATCTATAAGTTTATAATCAGGCATCTCACATAAAATTAAAAGTAAATGCTGCTGCAAGTCTTCGTGGTGTAATGGGCAAATGTTTTTTGCTGCTTGTTTTAACCAGTCCGATGTGGCAACTTCTATTAAAATTTTATCTTTGATATACAAAACTATAAAACTTTTTTCAAATTAAAAAATATCCATCCTTTTTTTTCGTATTTTTTACGATAGTACTCTACTTCTTCAAGTGTATGTAAGCACCAAGTTACACTTTCTTTGCCTTTATTCAGCACCAATTGATAAGATGTTTTTACATTGTGCATAGTATTTTGATTCAAGTTTATAATTGCAGTCTAAAAAGTTTTGATATCTATTTACACTATTGATTACTGTGCTATGGTCTTTATTTAAAAATCTACCTATGACAGTTAAGCAATATCCATAGTGCTTATATGCCACATAACAGAACAAATGACGTGCCGTACTTATACTTCGTTGCCTATTTTGTGCTAAAATATCGTGTGGAATAATATTAGTTGAACTACATGCTGCATTCAGGATAGTTGATAAATTTACATCTACCTTTTCTTTTTGTATTGGATTAGTTAACAAATGTTTTAAACGTGATATTTCTTTTTCATATTTGGCTATCATTCGTTCTTGCCTATTTAATAAACTCGTGTGCTTTTTGCGATACGTTAAGTATCTTTCAAAGTAATCTGTTTCTTCGGTGTTCATATTCTTTCTGTATATTTTGTGTACTTGCCTTCAAATATAACTGGTATATCCGTGCATTGTCCGTGTCTATTTTTTGCAATTATTAACTCTGCATCTTCTTCAACATCGGGTTTGACATCTAAATAATACGATGGTCTAAACGGAAATAATACGACATCTGCATCTTGTTCTATTTGTCCTGATTCTTTTAAGTCAGTTAATTGTGGTCTATCGTCTTTGCCGTCACGATTTAATTGTGCCAATGCAATAACAGTAATACCATTTTCACGTGCAAAGTTTTTTAGTGCCGTGCTTATCACAGAAACGTTCTTTCGTGTATCACGTTCCCCAGCATCCATCTTTTGAAGATAATCGATTACAACCACGTCTAAACCCTTTTTTGCCTTTTGTAGTTTCAACATTGATATGATATTAAAAACATTATTGTCTTTGCTATCTATTACATCGTAGTCGTATTCTTGGTTGTAAAGTTGCTTACTTATGTTTTCAACTTCTTTTAAACTCATTGTGGCATTTCTAATTTTGTAATTTTCAACTTTGCTAAAATAACTAATTTGTCTTTTAGCTAATTCTTCGTTACTCATTTCTACTGAAACAAAAACATACTTTGCAAATGGACAACCTTCTATGCAGAAATTTAAACCAAGTGCAGTTTTACCCATTCCTGGTCTTGCACCTATTACAACTAAATTGCCTTTGTTCCATCCACCTATGTATTTATCCAAGTATCTCCACCCCGTAGAAAGTCCTTCTAAATTATTTCCACGTTCAATTCTAACTTGTAATTCGTCTAAAACTTTACCTACGATTTTACTCATTGGTACTACTTGGTTTTTTAAACTTACCCTACTTTCTTGATTAATAATTTCAAGTTTGTTTTGCAATTCGTGTAGATCACAATCTAAATCTAAATTCCTTATATCTTCAACTATCTTTTTGCGTTTGTACATTACTTCCATTTGCAATAAATCGTATTCAATAGTCGCATCGGAATAATATTTTCTTGTAAATTCCGATAGTTCAAATGCTTTGTCTTTAAAAAATGGAAATAAAGTATGTAGTGCAATTGGTTTAGAATCTAAATAAAGTTGCTGCATAACTGTTACAACTCTTTTGTTGAACTCATTAAACCAGTTCGGGTTTATACTTGGTAGTTTTGTCTTTGCGTAGTCCGACATTATAAATGCTCCTACTACATTTTCTTCTAAATAATTATTCATCTAATGTTGCTTGTCTTTCTATTCTTGGTGCTATTGGTTTTTTTACTTCAACTTCATCTTGCCATCTTTTTTTATTTAAGTATGTTGAAAAGTATGGTTGAAATTGTTTGTCTTTAAATTGTTTTACGAAAATAGGAATATGGTTTTTAATTAAATCATACTCATTTGATTTTATTTTTTTAAATGCACTTAAACTTTCTTCTTTGTTTAATTTCTTTTCATACAAATTCCAAAATTCTTCAAATACACTAATATCAAATACTTCTTTTTCTTGTTCTTCTTCTTGTTCTTGTTCTTGTTCTTCTTGTGATGCAGTATATATACCATTTACATACTCTATCAATACTCTATCTTTTATTTGTTTAAGTTCTGATTGTATGCAACTTACAACTTTTGGACTTGAAGAACCATTATATTTGTTCCAATTTTTTAAAGCAATCTCTTTTGTATCTTCGGAATATAGAATTTTACCTATTTTTATAAAGTATTTAATAAGTTTAGATACTCTATCTATACTGTATCCTAAATCAAAAGACATTTGTTTTTTACTGATTTCGTATATGCCACATTGTTTAGTGCGTTCATTTGTCAAAAGATATAAATAAAATAATCGATGTTCATTATCCAGGTCTTGAATAAATGTATCACTCCAAAATGATGTATGAATTTTTCTAAATATTGCCATAACTGGTAGATGTTTTAATTTCTAATAAATTCTCAACAGTACCCCATCGTTTATGTGATATTTGTTTTAAAAATTGTTCAATTTTCTCAATGCGAAAATCATAAGTGTGCCAAAATTCATTGTCTTGAAATACATCGATTACGACAAAATTGTTTTTTACAGTAGTTTTTGTTTTAAAATTCATTTCATAAAAAAACCCCATCAAAAATGTAGCAGTCAGATTGCAACAAATTCAACGGGGTAAAAGTGGTTAAAGTATCGAGATATCTGACATCTCACTTAACAATACAAATATAGTTTATTTATTTTATATATTCAAGTTCTTTTAAAACTTCTATTTCTTTTTCGTGACGTTTAAAATAAAACACACCACGAAGATTTGGATTGTCTTGTTGTACTTTTTGACGTGAACGTCTGATTGATTCAGGACTATGTACCATTCTACCAGCAATTGCGTTTAAAACATCGTACATTGACTTTGCACCCATTTGTTCAAGTTGTTCACGCCAAATGTCTGCCATCAATAAGGCATCATCGTCACGCATTTTAGTGCTTGTTTCAAGACGTTGTTTTACTTCGTTTATAATTAATAGTTTACTCATACCAATTCACCTTTCATTTTACCTTTGTACATCTTCTTCAACTCTTTGTTTGCCATTTTACCTACTGGATTAAGTTTATCCCAATTTGGCACATCATTAATTTCAGGCAATGGTTTACTTTCTACTTCTTGGTATTCTTGTAAAGTTTGGTGCGCTACAATAACGCACCACCCACAAAATATTAAAATACTACCTACTCCGATAACTGCCAGTGCATCCCAAATTAACATATCTCTATTAAGTTAAAAAGTCCTACATAAGTAAACGAATCACATTCACCCAAAATCGCATCAGTCCCATGATGTTGATATTTTGTTGTGATACTTCCCACAGTTGCATCTGCAACCTTTGATACTACCCATTCAAATGCTTCTTGCATTGAAAAAAATCTCTGAATAATTGTTGTTTTCTTTTTCATATTTTTTAATTGTTAGTTTTTTTACAAGTTGAACACGAAACCCAAATAGTTAATGAAGTTTCAAGAGCCAATGACTGACCACAATTGCAATCAAATGCACGAAGTTGTGATTTTTTCCCGTAACGCATTAAAGAGCCTTCTGCAACAAATACAATTCTTTTTTTCATCTTACTGACATTAATTTTTTACTTTGCTCACGATATATATTAATTGAATTATTTTGAGCAACAAAGTCAATTTTATGTGCATTTCTGATTTGTTTGCAAATTGCATTTTTTGCATCTTTAAAATTGTCAAAATCGTAAAGTTGCTCAACAAATTCTGCCATCATATCTTTTAAAGTAAATGATGTATTAAACTGGCTTAACTCATTATTTAACATTTCTACAATGGCAGTTCTGTTTGTTTTGCAAAAGTCAATTACTTCTTCTTTTGCTTCAAATCCTAAATTGTTTCCGTTTTCCATGATACAAATATACACATACTTTCTATAAATGCAAACTTTATTTTCAATTTGGTAAAAATAATTATAAAATATTACATTAGTTTGACAATTGACTGTAATAATTGATTCGCATAATATAGCTTTTCGTCTATAATTTCTTTCACATCTTGAAGTTCTATGTGTGATATGAACAAGTGGTGTGTACTTGGCATACGTTTGTCGTAACTTACAAAGTACCCAAACTCACAAGCACTTGCTATCATTCCCAATTGCATTTGCCAATAGTATTCGGGGTGTATTTTTAGCAAATCTTCTGCACATTTGATTGATCTATTCTTTAAATGTATGCCACTATTGAATGGATTCTTTATTTCTACCAAGCAATTGCTACCAAGTGCATCAGGTGAATAACCCGAATACTCACCATAAGGAATAAACGTGTACGTTTCCCCACCATAATAAGTGTAAAAGTCATCTTGGTTGTGTTGGAATACTTCAAATGCTTCTTTTTCGTTTTCAGTTCCCCACGTTAATGCTTCACCCCAAATTGGTTTGCGAATGCCCGTTAATAGTTCACTTGCTTTTTCGTAGACAAATGTTTTTGCAGTTTCGGAAAGGTACTCCGATTTGTTTCTCGGAGTACCCATTAGCTTGTGTATGTCACTTGCCGTGAATCTACCTTCACGTACTTTTAACCATTCGCTTTCGTTATTTGTTATTGTAATTTCCATTATGGTTCGTTAGTTATTTCAATTGTTTTTAAATATGTCCCATCTCCATCAGTATAACGCATAGCGTCTTTAAGTGAGGAATACGAACAACCAATACACATTTCACCATTTGTAAGTTTGTAAACATTTACCCAAACTGATTTTTTTTCGTCTGCCATAAATAAATCATAGGATGTTTCCTTTGAAGAATAATTATACATTCCATCTTTATTAAAACAAAAATAACCTTCTTCATTTTCTATTATTCCAAATAATGGTTGAAGAAGTTTACCACCTTTAAACAAATGTAATTCTGTTACTTTTTTACCTTCTCTTGTTACTACTTGTTTACCTGCAAGTGCATCTTGCAGGTTAAACGGTTTTAAATTATTTCCCATAAGTTTAAATCAAAATTTCATTTTGCTGCAATCAATAACTTTTTGTTTTCTGCACTAATAGTGTACTTGCGTTCAATATCTTCCATTAACCCACCAGTTTGTAGATGTTCTTTTGCCTTTGCCCAATTAGGATGCTTTGGGTTTAAATCTTCTTTTGCAACTTGTTTAGATTGTGGTGCTACATTACCAGTAGCTGCATTGCCATCATCATCATCGTCTATATTTAGATTCAATATAGATGAAATTGAATATCTACGTGCATAACTTACCCCACTACCAAGTTGTTGTGGATTTGTAGCATCTTTGCACAAAATGTCATAAACACTTTCTAACATTTGCCCCGTGTCAATGTGAATCAATTTTGTTACTACGCAGTTATTCATAACTGGCTGCACAATTAACAACCCATTCTTTTTAAGAATAGGGGTAATGATACTTAAAATGTGTGGGAGTGTTGCATACTTTGAACCTTTGAAAAAAGGGTTGGTTGCATCCTTGCTAATCTTCGGGCATTCTGCCTGAAAATTGCTTACTGAATTAAATAGTTCTTTCATAGTTTATTTTCTGTTATTAATTTATCAATAGCATCACACAAAGAATATTGTGCAAAATCGGTCATCAACTCCCAGTTTATTAATCCGTAGTTTAGTCCATCTTCGTCTTGTTCCCAATTTGTAAATTCCTCAATTAAATCTTCATCGTGTTCACACAATAAATCTTTTACAAGGTCTTCGTCAAACTCGTAGTCGTTAAAACCATCAAAGAAATGTAGTTTACCTTCGTAAAAGTTTGCACTCATTTGCAGCTTTTTTAAACGCACCAAATTTTCATCCATAAGATTAATTATTGCCTTCATTGATAATGTCGATTGCGGTGTTTAAAATGATTAATACCTTCGGTTGTATAACATTCCCGTTTAGGTATTTACGAACAGTTGGCATTGATATGCCAGTACGAGCAGCGACTTTTGAAACAATGCCGTGCTTCTTGTGTAGTTTGATTTGTTTTAAAACTTCTTGTATATCCATAGCACAAATATACAAATAGTTTT